TCGTCCACCAATTGCCCTTAGGTGGGATCTGGTGCTTATGCGCCCTCATGAGCCATTTCATCCGGGCTCTGAAGGCTGCCGCTGCTTCCGGGGGTAGCTTCTTCAGCACCTCCTGGTGCAGGGCAAGCTTGGCTTCAATCCGCTTGCTTTGACTTGCTGTCAGCATTCTGGCGGATGCCGGTCAATTCATCGATCAGGGATTGTGCGACGTCCATCACCATGTCCACTTGTACGGGGCCTTCATCCTTGCCGGTGATCTCGTGCTTAGTCCGGTCGGTGTAGTCCTTGGGGAATCTTGCGGCCATCGAGCGGGACCAGAGCGAGGTGTTCAGCGTCACGCCGTCCTTAGTCTGCTTCAGGTGATCCTGGGCTATGTCCTCCCACCACTGGAGGGCTAGTTCCTCTGAAAGGGCCAAGGCGTTAAAAAACTCTTCATGCTTTTGCGCCCAGCCCCACATAGTCACCCTAGTGACACCTATGGTCGCGGCGATCTGCGCCTTGCTTTTCCCCTCTCTACCCATAGCAATAACCAGTTCGCAATATTTGGGGTCGTAGTCGGTTGGTCTTCCTCCGGCCATTCTGATTTTCCTTCAAAAATCAAGCACTTACCTTTAGGATACACGAAAAAAACCCCCTATGGAAGGGGGTAACGTCGTGAGGGGAAGGACCCACAACCAGGAGACACACAGAAAACGCCCCTATTGTACCTCCACTTCGGGCTGCTTGTACATCCTCATCCTGATCAGGTCCGACACGCCGAACATGCCCACCGGCTCAGCCAGGGTTGCGCAGACTTCCCGCTCCTCGTCGAGTAGCTGCTGGACATAGGCGGTTAGCTTGTCGATGTTGAAGGCGTATTGCTTGCCCTTGATGGCCTTGCCTTTTAGGTCATCGATGATTTGGTCCCTCAGGTCTTGGTTCATGTTTGCTCCTTTATCCTTGGTGATCGCTCTTCGGTCCAGAATTCCTCCTCGCAGTGCTTGCACTTGTGGCGGCGCTCTACGAAGTAATAATGCCTTTCGGGGTTCCAGAATGTTCGGGTCTCGAGAATCTTGGTCTTATACCCCTGACCCTTTGGGGTTCGGCAGTAGGGGCAGATCATGTTCACCCCTTCGGTGGTTCGTAGTTCATTGTCACCTCTGCGGGTTAAAGCCAAGCCGACGCATCCCCAACTCGATGAGCATTGCGGCGTCCTCAAGGCGATTTTGACTGCTGCTCATGCCGGTCTGCCATTCGCCGCCTACGCGTTTGCCGACAATAGCCACCGTGACGACCTCCCCGGACTTGGCGTCTTCCAGCCACTGCTCCAGCATGTTTATGACATCAGAGTTGTCAGGGGTTGTAGCCTTGATGAACGGTTTGATGTTGCCTGTCATGTTTAACTCCTTGCACGTATAGCGGCGGCGTATGTTGGCCATTCAATCAGTGTGTTTTTGTTCTCACACGTCTTCGCACACGCTTCACGCTCGGAAGCAACAAGTGCCTTCAAACCTTCTCGGATTTGTAGATGCGTTAGCGTCAACAAGTCGCGGTCGCCATATTGATTGCCGTGGCGATCTACCAATCTCATTGCCAGTGCGTAACGTTCAACCAAGGTCATGATGTCCTCGCGGTTCATGTGTTTCCCCCAGTCGCCTTGGCGATGGCGGCACGGGCTAGTGCCAGTTGCGAATCGCTGAACGCGCTTTCGTCGGGCGCGTCAAGCCATGCGATCACGGATTTCAGCGCTTCCAACAAATCAGGCGCGGCGGCGATCAGGCGGGCGTTGGCTTCTGATGTTTCCAGACGCTTGCCGTCCATTGACAACGCGGTCACAAGTTCGCATCCGCTGTTGACGTACAAGGAATAGCCGCTTCTGTCGTAGTTCCACGGCCCTGGTGTGTGTTTCATAGCTTCTCTTCTCATGTGTTTCCCCTTGCTCGTATGGCAATAGCGCAGGCTTGCGTCCAAGCCATCTCGTTGTGGTCAACTTTGCCTGTCTTGTATTCGGCGTCGATCATGTCGCAGCACACGGCAGCACACGCCTCACGCTCGGCGGCAGCAACTAAGGCAGCGAAGCGTGTTACAGAACCTAATGGCTTTTCGTCAGATCCGTAAGCCAACCCCGCCTCCCGCGCCATGCGGATGATGTCTTCTGGGGTCATTTCTCCCCCCTTGCTCGTATGGCTTCGGCGCATAACTTCGGAAGACCCTTGACGTCTTGCTTCTTTTATTTCCCATGCGTGTTCTGCAAGTTGAATTTTGCACTCGTAATCATCGTATAAATCGCTCATGTGTTCTCCAGTTTGATAACGTCTTTGCGGTCCATCAAAACACCCCGAACCAAATGCCCGTGCCGTGGACGCAGCCCACCGGGAATACGATTGCCCCAGCAATCAGCAGCAGCCACTTTGCGCCCTGTATCGAGACAATGACGTGCGTTAACCAAGCCAGGATTACCCAGGCTGAAAGTGCGAATCCGAGCATGCCTTCCATTTATTTTCCCCTCGCGTTTTTAATACGTTCTTCAATCTGCCAATCCAACTCTCTCAACAGGTCATCGATCGTGTCGCCATGGCCGGTCGCATATCCGCGGCTGATCATCCACTTGGCCACTTTCTCCCGGTTGATAATCATCGCAACCGCGGCCCAAGTCTGAGCGTCGTCCGCTTCGAGCTTGCCCATCAGACCCGTGCTTTCCAGGTACGACTTTGGCTTTTGGTGCATGTTATGGTCGCCGCTCATGCTTGACTCCTTGCTCGAATAGCTGTGGCCAAGTGATTACAGGTGTTCGCGTGTTCCATAACGATCCCGTCATGGTCGTCGACTTGCAGCGATATGCTGGTGAAATTTTCGACCGCAATATCACAAAGCCTCGCGCAAGCCTCGCGCTCCTTGGCCACCGCCTCAGCGATAAGGCCTTTGATCCTGTCCTGCTCTTTTTGCCATTCTTCCCGCTGCTTTCTTTCTCGAGCCGCTTTCCACGCCTCGTTGTCTTTGTGCCGCCTGCGTAGCTGGCTGACGTACTGCTGCTTGTAGCCGGTCTTCTCGGCTATTTCCCTGGTCGTAAGACTAGGGTCCTTCACCATCTCGCGGACGGCGTTGTAAAGCTCGGTCGGGTCGTTCATATGCGCTCCTTGATCATTTTTTTAATCCGCTCGGCTTCCGTTTTTGGGATCTGTGCCGTGTCGATAATCCTGCATACCGAGTCCCTTTCCATGCTCAGCAGCAGGTTTGCAAACCGATCGAGGTCCTTCAGGTAGGCGATGTATGCCACGTCCTCGATCGTGTCTTTAAGGCCTGCTTCCGAGGCTAGAAGGCGCAGTCTTTTATCGTCCATCGTCGATCTCCACGGTGATTTTGTACTTGCGGCCATTCTCACCCTGAACGCGGACGATCTTCTTAGAACTTAGGTATGCACCCTCCGGCGTAAGGTCCAACTCGATACCGGAAGGGTCCTTCATGAGCCCGTTCGGGTCCCTTTCCAGGGACTCAAAAACGAGCGCGGCAATGTAGTCGCAGTAGATCATCATGGCAGTCAGAATGAAAAGTCGTGGTACTTCTCGCGCTCACCGAGGCGAAGGCCGCAGCCTTCCGACTTAACGAGGCGATTGGTCTCGGGGTTTATGAAGTGCTGGGCCCACTGTCCGTTCTTCATCTTGCGGAAGATCCGCTTGCAGTTGTCGGGGTTTTGTGTGTACTCGTACTGCTGCGACTCGCTCAACCCATTGCTGTCAATACGCTTGTAATCGTCGTCTTGCACGACGATGTAGCGCTTGGCCATGTTGACCTCGACAACCGTGCAGGGGTTGCGATCGGTCCACGAAAGCAAGGTTGCAGGCATACCAACGTAGGGCGCTGGCTCACCGACTGTCATGCGGCTGTAGAGGCTGTTTACAAGGCTTGCTGTTTGCATTTGGTTTCTCCTGTTTCTCACAGCGACTTGCTGTGGATAGGATTACAGCACAGTTTTTATCCTCCTGGCTTATTTTCTTTATCCAGCCGACGAACGGTACGTTGCGCCCGAAGAGTGCCGACCATCAGCGCTGCCTTGGCCTGCAAGTCCTGCTCGGTAATCCCGTAATGCCTTGGAAAGCCCTTGGTCCCCAGGCCGTGTACGCCCGTCTTTCCCCTATGGTGCTCCGGGCACAAAGGGATAGCTTCGAAGTGCGTGGCCTTCTTACCCATACCGACCCCCGATCGAGGGTGATGAATCTCGGCCGGGGTCCCTGGTGTGCCCAAGTAAGCGCAGAGAATGCAGCCGATCTCCGATAAGTCGTTGAGCCACTGCTTCTCGTTGTTGGTCATCGAATAGCCCTGTGTACGCGCTGATTGCGGCCACTGTTGCCTTTTCTGCGATCTCCAGTGTCTTCGATCCACCCCTTGCGCATAAGCGGCGCTAAGCGTGGCGTAACGGTCGGAGCAGCATCAGCAGGGAAGTGCCGGAGAATCTGGTCTTTGATGCAGCCGTTTTGACCGTAAGACTGGATAACCTCGAGGACCTTTGCCTCCAAGGCAGTCGGATCAAAGGACTTGGCAGCGTCGTGGCTCGTGTCGGGATCGGTCGACCTTGCGAAGGCTAAAGACGATACGCCGAAGAGGTCCTGCTGCTTGCTGGCCACGCGCTTTTTGAGTGCCGCATTCCAGGCTGCCTGCCAGCAGTTCGCAAGCGTTTGGTCCTTGATGCCGGTGCTCTCGTACCATTCGCGGTAGGCGTCACGCATTGCGGGTGTATTGGCCCAGGTTCTCATAACTATTCTCCAGTTTTTGTTTGACGTTCGGGGGAATCTTGGGCAATGGCGCCCAAGCGATAAATACTCGGCTCCAGGTTCCGATGCAGGCAACGCCTGCCGGGTTAAGCAGCAGCATCTTCGAGCCAAGCGGGGGCGGTTCCTCTTCCGGGTCACGCCACTCACAAATGCCTGCTATGTGCTTCATAGCATCGCCCAGGCAAGCACGGCAAAAACAATGCCGAACAAAGCGCCACCAAGCACGAGCGTAACCTCATCAGACCTTGTCGGACACGCCCTTCCTTGGCTGCAATCACCGTGGCACGGCGGGCAGGTTTTTATAGCACTCATTATTTTGCTCCTGCGATTTTAAGCATTTCGGCGCCGTGGCGCGTCAAAAGTTCGGCGGCTTTTAAGCGATCGCGTGCCGGGGTGTTCTCATCGCGCATGATGCTGAGCAAGGTTTCAAAAACCTCAATCTGCAACTTGTTTTGAAATTTCATAGCGATCTGTTTAGTGGATTCAAGGGTGGTGTTCATATGTTCTTCTCGTCCATTTAATTCTTTCGGTAGTAGTAGGCCCAGGCCCCGCGATCCAGGCGCCGTTTGAACAGCGAGGTCTTGCTGATCAGCCCCCTTCCCTCGAGCGCCCTTATCATCTTCAGGGCGTTTTGCGGAGTGCAATTGAACTCGTCGGCCAAGTCTTGCAGCGACTTCCAATCCTTAAGTGCCTCAAGGTATGCAAGCTGCGTTGGCGTTAACGGCCTTGGCGCTACACGCTTGATGATCAGCTTGCCAAACTGCTTAACCGACTCCTCAAATTCTGGACGACCCGAGATCATTACCCCAGCCTTCTTGGCAAGCGCAAGAACCTCATGGCTGTTCATGGTTCTTATCCTTCAGTTTGCCAATCTCAGCGGCGGCTCTGACGATGGCGCGGCGAGTTGCGGCTTTTGGGTCATCGCCCTTTATCTCCCCGACCTCAATCATTGACGGGATATGCTGGGCGCATACATTTGCATACGGTACCTTCTCGTCAGCGAATGTCCAGCCGTGATGAACGCCGATGTCTAAATCGACCATCAAGCGAAAAGCGTCTTTGTCGTCGCGGAATGGGCTCCATATGGACGCGCCGGACTCCTTTCCGACCCACAAAAGACAGTTCGTCTTCGGCCTATACATGGTTGGCTCAACATACCCCGCCGCTTTTGCGGCATACCTCAACAGGTCTTCGTCCGTCATGTGTTGCGCTCCTTTAGCTTGGCTTCAATGGCTCGGGCAAAAGTCGTATCAGTCCAATGCGCAGTCCAATCCCGTTTGTAACAAACACTGTTTATTTCTTGATCCGTCAGCCCAACCCATTCTTTCTTTGGTGGTGCGGTGTAGAGGGGAACGCCATTTAAGGTCAACGGTGCGTCAAGGTCTTGTACCAGTGGTTTGCGTTGTTCTTTTGATAGCGGACCCTCGTAAGCGGGCATTCCGTTGCACCACGCATCAGGCTGACCGTCATCCGCCGGTGTTTTTGCGTTCTTGTTTTCACTCATGTGTTCTTCTCCTTAAAAGCCTGCTCAAGAACCCTTGCTACATCAAGCCAACCACCACCCTCAAGCACATTATCAATTGCTTGCCATACTTCCTGATCTGTCAAACTGACCCATTGCTTCTTTGGTGGTGCGGTGTAGAGGGGTTCTAATTCATGGTCAGCAAAAGCATGCGACTTAGTTTTTAGGACAGACACAGACCCATCAGACCAAGTTTTCAGCCACGCCACCGGCTCTTGCTCTGTCTCTAATGCTTCGTGCAACCGGCGCAGTTCGGCAGCGGCTTCTCCGCATAAACCCGTGTGGCTGAATTGCGCGTCAAGTTCTTCCAGCGCATCAGCCAGCCGCAGGGCTTTGGGTAATGTGCTCATGTGTTCTTTTCCTCAAGGAAACTGTCTATGGCGTTTATAAGCTCCGCTCTGTCGGTATATTTATCGTAGAACTCTTCTGCTTCATTTAGTGTCAGCCCAACCCAAGGCTTCTTTGGTGGTGCGGTGTAGAGGGGTATGTCATCTGGATTGGGGCCGATCAGGTTGCCTTCTTCGTCAAATTTTGATGATTGATACCACCAAAGTTCCCCCTTGCCTCCATTGGTAATCCACGCCACTGGCTCTTGCTCTGTCTCCAGTGCTTGGCGCAGGGCGGTGATAGCTTTGTTCCATGCTTCCTCGGCCATCGGCGTCAAGTTGCCGGGGTGGACTTGCTCCAACGCCTCAAGCGCCATCTGCATAGCGCTTATGCTTGATCGTTGTCCAGCAGTTTCCATTCTTCGCCCTCCTTCACCGTCTTTTTTGCGTCGTTCATACCGGCCTGCCAGCCTGCGACAAAGGCCATGTAAAAGTGCCCCTTGGATTTGGGATTGAGCCCCTGGAGCCTTGCAAAGGCCTCCCAGTCGGTTTGCATGCTCATACCGTCACCTTCCCTTCGGTGCGCAAATTGGCCTGCTCTGAGCGCCATACGTCCACCCTGGCCTGGGCGGCGATCAGCTTCCAGCGGAGTTCTTCCTCGATCTCGACCGCGTCTCGGATACCTTTCAAAAGTTCGATGTACTCCGGGTGCGCGTAGGCGTCCCTTTCCTGGGCGTTAACGGTCGTCTCCAAGGACGTCTGCATGAGCAGGGCCTTCTTCGACTTGCGGAATTCTTCCAAGTAGATCCTTTGGGCCTTCGCATCAGCAAAGCGCCGACCGTGCGTGATGATGTAGTCGATCGCTTGGTGCGGGTCGTGTTCAGTTTTCATAGATCCTCACTTTCACCATGCCTCCTATGGTTGCTCGGTAGATTCTTAGGTCGTCGATCTGGCTGTCGTCCTCCCATATGCCCGCGTAGGTCAGGGCGTCGAGCAAGCTTTTGAGGATGTTGTCCAGGTCGCGCTTTCTTTTGTCGGGCGGCCAAGCCTCGATCTCGACCCTCAAGCGGCCGGTATGCAGCTTGCGCTTGGTAGCAACGAGGCCTTGAACCGCGGTCCGGTATATCTGACCTTCCTTGGCGACGTAAACGATCGTCGTGCCGCCCTTAGTCGCATGCCGCCAGTAGGTGTTCACCGTCGGCGGCCAGGGCAGCGAGACTTCAAAAGTCGGGGTTGAATCGGTAGGGGTTTGCACCGGCAGCCTCCACAAATTGCTGGGATTGAGCATGGAACCAGAGCCTTAACCGGGGCTCCGACTCACCGTTTCTTTGCTTCTCGCACAAGAGCATGGCGTCGGGCTCGTCCATTTGGACGGGCTGGCCAGCTTCTTGCAGGCGTTCTTTTTTCTTGTTGCGCCAGACCATCCAGACGTTATCCACTTGGTCAGCGATCGAGCCTGAGCCCTTCATGTCGACCTTTTGCGGGACCTGCTCATCGGTCTGGCCCTTGCGGATATGGTGAACAAGGTGGACATGCAGGCCGGTATCGCGTGCGAGGTTTGTGCAGTCCGAGACAAAATCCTTCTGCGCATTGAAGTCGTCTTCGCCTGCAACGCACTTCATGAGCGAGTCAATGAAGTAATCCTGGATCTTGTACTGCGTTGCAGCAAAGTGCCCAACCCCAATGACCGCCTTGCGGTTGACCTCGCCCTGCTTGTCGTAAAACCAAAGCTTGTCGCCGACCCATTTCGCAAAGTCTTCGTACTGCTCCAC